CATACCCTTGCGGAAATACAGGAACTATTAGGTCACTCGTCTCCCGTTATGACCCAGAAGTACGCTCATCATATCCCTAATGTTGTGGCACAACGGGCGGCACAAACTATTGATGGCAGTCTAACTGGCACGTTTGGATAGAAATGTATTTATATCAAGGGCTTGCTCCCGGCACGTTTACGACACAGTCGTCACCACGCTCACATGTAGAGCGTGACGCAATGATCAAACGCAACGTGGAATTCGAGGTAGGTGGCGTGACTAGGGGTGTCGAGCGCTATCGAAACGAGATCAACAAGGACGTGTCAAAGTTCGCAGACACCGGACGTAGTGCCTTCGCGGATTCAGATGTTGGTTCGAAGCTTGTTGATCAGTGCATGAAGCCGCTGGTCGCTGGCTTTCAGGAGATACAAGAGGAAGCCAGCATGGGTTTCACCACCAAGGGACATTCCGCTGTGTGGTGGACACCTATCCTGTGTCTCAGCGCAGAGAAACTGGCGGCGGTCACCTTGCGTACAGTTCTCGCGGGGCTCCAGCCTTCAGTGGCACACGCTAGGCTGTGGACTGCATGTGCCTTGAAGATAGGTGCCAACGTCAAACAAGAGCGGGAGTTCGATCTATGGAAGGACCGCCAGTATCAGAAGGCGCGTGAAGAGGGGACCATTAATCTCTACAAGATGATGGTGCGCCGGGTCAAAAAGATAGACACCAAAGCAGCACGGCGCTTCATGCGGATGGAAGCTGACCTCGACCGCCTCGATTGGACTAAGGAAGTGCGCCTACATGTTGGCATGAAGTGCCTCGACACACTGGTTCGACATGGTAATGGCTGGTTCGAGATGCGCCTGACTGGCAAGGGCTACGGTCGCACACGTCAAGTTCAGAAAACAATTCAACTCACCGACGTGGTCAGAAAAGCAATCGAAGAGGACCATCTGAGATGCGAACTCAACAGGCCATTCCTGTTGCCCATGCTGTGCGAACCAGCCGCGTGGGTGTGGCGTGAGCAAAGATCGAAGTGGTCAACGGAATCCCTACGCGAAGGCGTTGAGAGACCCGCATCTACACCAAAGGTTGGTACCTTCGGGGAAAAACTACAGGAGAAACTTGAAGCACAGGAGAGACGAGATGGATGACTGGGACACTTCACTACCAAAAGGCATCGAGACCACGGGTTCGATAGGACGCTGGGCCGTGAGAACTTTTGGTGTACCGACGCCAGCAACGGCGGAACAACGTGCGCGTGAGGAGATGGATGAACTTCAAGCAGCTATAGCGAACTGGAAATCGAAACCCCACATTGCTTCTGAAGCAGCGGACGTGGTCATAGTCCTGTGTCACCTAGCATACACCATGGACATAGATCTTTGGGACGCAGTGCAGGACAAGATGATCATCAATCGCCAGCGCAAGTGGAAGTCAAGAGGCAACGGCACAGCACAACATGAGGATAACAAGTGATGGCAGCAAACAGCGGTATCAAATGGATAGACATAAGCTTCGATAAGGCGGTGGAAATCCTGTACTGGGTGGCTAACTTTTCCGGCGTCAGTTACGAGGAGATAAACGTCTTGATCTTCGGCCTGTTCGCAATCGCGTGGCCCCTCACTACGTTCATCGCTTTGTATCAAGCGTACTTACTGTGGCGTATTCGAGACTCTTGGTGGGGAAAATGAGCTATGTAGGTGGCTACTACATGATCAAAGAGCCCTTTCTGAAAGAAGGGCTTCAGGAACACACCGCTGCGCTGCGACGACCAGTCAGCGATGAGATCCTCTATGTGTGTGACGTGCTGGGCAAGACACCCCTCACCATAAGCACCTTCGTTCTTGAGGTGGTCGAGGAACTAATCGCAAGGAATGAAACTCTTGGTGGTCTACCTCCTTCAGATCTCCTTCCCCTTCCACCTTCAGTGCCTGATGCTGTCTGGGCTGATCTGACTAAAGTAGAGCGGATGCAGATCAAGGCAGATCGAGAGGGTGTACACTCACGCAATGCCAAGTTCACGGGTCAGCGTGAAGCCCTCTTCCGTAAGGCCGGGATGGCCAAAGAACTGAAGGATGAAACATTCTGGATACCACATTGCCCTGACTTCAGAGGTCGGCTGTACCCTCAGTCTCAAGATCTAAACTTTACGAACGATGATCTATCTAGAGGGTTGCTCCAGTTTGCAGAGGCGAAGCCGCTGACAGAGCGAGGCAGCTACTGGCTAGCTATACGGCTAGCTAATAACTTCGGCATGGATAAGCTCTCGTTTGGCGACAGGGTACAGTGGGTTATCGACAATGATCTTCTGATTATAGACAGCGGTGTCGATCCACTGGATGGCAAGAGGTTCTGGTGTGACGCCGATGAACCCTTCCAGTTTCTGGCTGCATGTCACGAGTACTACAGGTGGGCAACCTTGGGTAACGACATGTTGTCACAGATCGTGATCAACGTGGACGCCACAGCCAGCGGATTGCAACACCTCGCAGCGTGGTCACGAGATCCAGTGGCAGCGAAGGTTGTCAACATGACCAGCGAGGAGACACGCTATGATATCTACGGGATACAAGCCGACGCTCTCAACAAGGTGATCGCCCGTGATCTAGAGACTTCGGAAGAAGCACGTAACTGCCACGGGCATATCACTAGACGACACGTCAAGCGTGGCATAATGACTGTTCCGTATAGCGTTACGAGACAGGGGTTGCGCGACCAGTTTTTAAAGGATGGACACGTTGACGATCTGCCGGGGTCACGCATCAAGAACGCTGACTATCTGCGAGACGCACTCCTTGATTCACTGGGCGAAACCATTGCTAAACCAGTAGAAATCATGGGATACTTCAAGGGTGTTGCTGAGGCTTTGGCCAACGCCAACGTCCCGATGCAGTACCAGACGCCAATGGGCATGACTGTCAGGCAAGCATACTGGAAGCTCAACAAGAAGGAAGTCAAAACATTGTTCGGCAAGGCGGTCTTATGGTACAGCGAGAAGCACATGGGGCTGAACAAGCGCAAGCAAGTGCTGGCGGCTAGCCCGAATGTAATTCATGCCTATGACGCTGCCCACCTTCAAGCAACAGTGCTTGTAGGTGCATCATTGTCACCACCAATCACATCTTGGGCTTGCATACATGACTCGATTGGTGTCCATGCCAGCGAGGTGGATCGATTGAATAAGGTCATTCGATCTGAGTTCATCACTATATATAACCGCCCAGTACTGGAGTCATTCCATGAGAACCAGATGAGACACAAAGTTAAACTACCAGATCCCCCTGAGCTTGGTGCATTCAGGTTGGAAGACGTAGAGTTCGCGCCGTATTTTTTTAGCTGATGGGTACAGCGGTTTACATACCTATCACTCCCCGTAATGTAGAGTTTTTCAAATAGAAACACATGGAGCTTTCTCAATGAGTGCGAAACAGAAACCACAGCGTGTCGTAAGTCCTCGTGGCATTGCCGCATACAGTTGGTTATTGAAACCAGACACGGCCTTCGAGCAGAACAAGTACAAGGTCACAGTTCTGCTGGACAAAACAATCGAAACTAACCAGCAGTTTGCCGCTGAAGTTGAGGCAGTTTACGAGGCCAACTCCAATGGCTTGGCAACTTCTCCAATCAAAGATGGTGACTTGGCAGGGAAAGACGGATGGGAAGGCCACTACGTCTTCACCGCGAAGTCAGACTACAAGCCGACGCTTGTAGATTCAGAGCGTAACATCCTCGAAGACGGTGGTCCTACCCCAATGTCCGGTGACGTTGTGTCAGTGGCTATGCAGCTTGCACCGTACGATGCAGCGGGAAAAAAAGGATTAAGCCTACGGCTCACAGCCGTTCAGTTGCTGGAAAAACGCAACACGGGTGGCGGTGCTGAGAATATTTTCGAGAAGGTCGAAGGTGGTTTCGTTATGCCACCAAAGATGACCGAAGATGCCGCGCAGTTCGAAGACTACTGAGCATGAGCTTGTCATCCTACTACCTCCGGTCCCTGCTTCTCGACCAAGAGTCGGGAGGTGGGGAGTCTTCTATTCCAAGGGATACGCAAGGTGGAAAGCAGAGGCTGACGGGCTTCTCCAAGATGTCACCGGGGACTTCACCGAGGCTGCACTTTCAGTTGAGGTCGAACAGGTCTGTCAGAAGCCGAAAACTAGCAAACGTTTCTACCCTAGAGGCGATGTTGACAACCACGCCAAAGGACCGCTCGACGCCATCACAAGGACCGGACGCATCTGGAAAGACGACGACCAAATAGTAGAACTCACAGTTACCAAAAGATTCGCAAAGGACAACGAACAGCCATGCAGCAAGATCAAATGGAGAGCGCATTCCTAAAGCATCAAGCGTGTCCGTGTGGTGTAAGCAGCGATGCTCTCGCAGTTTACGACGACGGCCACAGCCACTGCTTTAGTTGTGGCAAGACCTTTCAGAAGGACGGGGCAAACAGCAGCCCGGTGAAGACAAACCCGTTGCTTATCGCTGACGGTGAGATCCGTTCGCTTCGAAAGAGAGGCATCAGCGAGGCTACGTGTCGAAAGTACGGGTATGCTCAATCGATATATTCCGGTCAGTCAGTACAGGTAGCTCCTTACTATAGCAATGGCGGCAAGATGATTGCGCAGAAGGTTAGATTCCCGCCCAAGGATGACGATGCGAAACCCATGATTTCTTTGGGCGACCTACGATCAGCGATGTTGTTTGGGCAACAGCTATTCAAGGATGATGGCAAGCGTATCGTAGTTACCGAAGGAGAGATCGACGCTCTCTCAGTTTACGAAGCGATGCCGGGGTGGCCAGCAGTTAGTATTAAGACGGGTGCCAATGGTGCAGTGAACAGCGTCAAGCAGAACATTCAGTTTCTTGAAGGATACAAGCGGGTGATCTTCATGTTCGACATGGATACACCCGGTCAGGAAGCAGCTAAAAAATGTGCTGATCTCCTGACTCCCGGCAAGGCCGCGATTGCAAACCTCCCTCTCAAAGATGCTAACGAGATGGTGCAAGCAGGGCGTATCAAGGAAATCGCCAAGGCAATCTTCGAGGCAAAGGACAGCCGACCAGACGGCATCGTCAATGGCCGGGATGTCTGGCACGAAGCTACTAAGCCCATCGAAATGGGGACACCGTATCCCTTTGTTGGTCTCAACGATAAGAGCTACGGTCTCAGGCGCGAGGAGTTAGTCACGATCTGCGCGGGCAGTGGCACAGGCAAGTCTCAGTTTGTGAGCGAGATAGCCTATGATCTGGCGGTTAACAAGAAACAAAACGTTGGCTACATAGCTCTGGAGGAATCGGTTGGTCGAACCGCGAGGCGGTTCATGGGTATTAATCTCAGTCTTCCAATTCATCTGCCCACACAAGAGGTAGAGGCAGACAAGCTTCGTGAAGCTTTTGAGGCCACCTTGGGTACAGGCAGGTTGTGGCTATATGATCACTGGGGTTCCCTCGATAGCGAAAACTTGCTGTCCAAGATGCGCTATCTGGTGAAGGCGTGTGATTGCCAGTGGCTGATCCTCGATCATCTATCGATTGTTATCAGCGG